AATCCGGCGTGGTTCTTATGCTCAATCCGCTCGCGGGCAGTTGTCAGGTCAAAGCCGTTATTGATCAAAATCCCGTCTTCATCGAAAGCGGCACCGATCTGATCGTCATGAGTGACAAGGGAGTGAACGATGATGGCAGCCGCGGCGGCGGCGGAGGTATCAAATGATGCGGCTGGCATAGGAAGAAAGTCGGTGGCGGGTTGGCTTCAATTTCCACCAGAGGTGTCAAAGCCCGTTGAGGTCGGCGATGAGAATGCCCGTGGCGATGGTGACAGGCTGCCCCGCCCCCGTGGAAATCAAACGCTCCCGGCGGATGAACCACGTTCCGACCCCTGCAATGCTCGCCACAAGGATCTGCACCGCCCAGCCTCCCGCCGGTGCAATGTTCGTTCCGATCAGTGGGGCGGCATTCCCGCAGGTGTCCCCGGTGATGTCCCATGTGGAGCCATCCCGTGGGACGGTGAACACGTCGAGCGGCTCGGACCCGATGACCGTTGCCGGGTAACAGGAGATGGTGACTTCGGTGGCATCCCCAACGAGGTCAACGGTCGGATCGGCGAACAGATACCGCAACGACAGCTCCGCAGGCGTCGTCCCGCCACTCAGTCCATAAGGCCACTCCAGCTGCGCGGAGAAATCGCCCGCATCTGCCCGCAGTGCGTGGTTGGCGGCGAGCGTGACCGTGGAGCCCAGCGCAACATCCAACACCACCAGCGAGGCTCCTCGTTTGAACCTGATATGCGTCACCGTGCGAGAGCTGCCCGTGGAAGGGAACGTGATCTCCGCGGATGTGATAACGCTGGTATCCCCGCCCGCCACGATCGGCGCGGCGGCGGTCCACGGGTCGCACACGACAGCAGACGAGACGGCAGTTCCTGCCCCTGCTGGGTCTCCATTGTAGAGCGTGGCCGTGAGGTCGCCCGTGGCGGCGCTGGCTTGGAACACGGCGGCGAGGAGAGCGTCCGTGGCGCTGGCGGGGAGTTCAGCCACCGATTGCGTCGCAAGATACGTGAAGCTGGACCCGCTGCCGCTGGGGTACGTCACTTCGTCCAAGTCGGCGAAGATGCGCTCCACTTGGAACGCGACGCTGGGGAGCTGGCCGGCGCCCGCCGTCTGCTGCGGGCTGACGTACACCAGCGTCCCAGAGTCTTCGAACTGCATCGCCCGTGCCCCGTTGATGAAGTCCAGAGCGCGGGCGCTGAGGGCGCGGCCCGGATGGTAGTCCGCCAGCCCGTCCCACTCCAAGACGTCCGCTTGGATGGAGTAGACGAGGCGCTGATCATAATGGATGGAGAGGACGAGGTTTCCCGCGCTGTCGGTCTCCTCAATCCGCTGTGAGCTGCCCGACCGTTGGCACGACTGCACCAACAGCGCATCCTCCGCCTGGAGGGTTTCGAAGACGGCGGGGTCGAGTGCTTCCATCGTGTGAACGAGGATGGAAGCGGCGGCGGCTGCGGAGGCGTCGAAGGAGGCGGCGGGCATAGTGGGTTAATCGGTGAGCTGGAGAGCCATACAGAGCGCCTCAAATGTGAGGACGAACTCGGGGTGTCCGGCGTTGGATCGGTCGAGGGCACACTGGACGTTGCGGATGTCGAAGACGCGAAGGCCTGGAGTGTCTGCCGTCGGGTCGAGTGAGAGCCGGTCTTTCACGCTCCGCTGCCCCTCCGGCACCGGTGCCGTCATGTCCTGCGTGAACAACGCCAGCAGACAGAACCGGATCTGGTCGGTCTCCTGCGTCGTCAGGTCTCGGTCCCAGACGACAGAGATAAATGGAGCGAGCCGCCAGTGATGCTGGTGAGTTGCCAGCAATGGCTCAGAATCCTTCATGAAAAAGATTACGATGCATGGATACTTCATTTCCGCCGGTTCGTCGCCGCGAAAGAGGTAGGCACCCTGCGGCATTAGCCAATGCCCAGCCGGACACCTGGTCCCAGTCCACTCCGTCCCGTCCAGCGCGGGAGGGAGCCCGGTGCGCAACAGTGCCTCCATCTGAGAGAGGATCTGGTCTTCCGGAGGGAACGGGAGGGGGTAGTATGGGGCTGGCATGATGTGTCAGGCTTGAACCTTGAAACCGGCGGCTTTCGCTCCTCCCCACAACAGCCCGTCCTTCACGACGAACCCGAGGAACAAGGCGGAGAGGTCGTTCTGTTTCACTTCGAAGGCACCGGGGACCAATCGGGCGAGGCCGAGCGGAGCGGGGCGGCCCGGGCGCTGTGCCGCTTTCGGCCATGCGCTCACCACAGCCTCCGCAGCGTTCCCGTTGATCATTTGCGCATAGCTTCCCGGGCTGTTTTTGTACTTGGGCCCGCTAGTGTTGCGAATCGTGCCGGAGCGTTCCTTGGCGAACTCAATGAGGGCAGGGACGAAGCCGGAGGTTTTGTGGTGCTTGGCTGAGTAGCGGCGAGCCTTCACGAACTTTGCAACTGACGCATAGGCCCCAGCGTCGTCACCGAATCCGGCCTTCAGTCGAGCGCCATCGTAGTTCATGAAGAACACAATCCGGGCCGCGATCGTGTCCCGGTAGCGGTTGGCCAGCGAGGTTGAACCCCGCTTCTTCGTCCGCGTCAGGTTCCGCGTCCGCCATCCGACCCGACTGGCTCGCATCAGTTCCGCGGCGATCTTCGCGCCGTTCCCGGGTGCCTTGGCGTCGATCTCAGCCATGGCGAAACTCACCCAGTACCGCATGACCGTTTTCACGATCTGGCTCAGAGACTTTCCGCGCACCCGCTGTTGATGATCCTGCCAGATTCTGAATGCGGGGCCGAGGGTATCGTCGCCCATTTCGATGACAAAATCAGGGGAGTCCATGTTAAATCTTGTGAAAATCTTGTGGCACTAAATTAGGCATGCACTTCGGCCTCGATTCGCCAGTGTTCGTGAAACGTCGCCTTGTCGGCGGTGGTGATCCGGTACTTGCGCGGCGGGCTGTCAGGGTCTGCCATGTACTGCCCCGGGTTCACCGGATCCCGCACCGCTGGGCCATACTGAATGATGTCCTCCGGCCGCGGATCGAACGGCAGCCCCGCGGCTGCGATGTGAAAGGTGCGGGTGTCACCCGGCATCGTCAGCAGACCCATCCCCGGATTGGCCCGCCCCCGGTTCGCCGCTGCCGTGCATGGAAGGACGACGCTGTAGGTGGTGCCGCCGCGGGCCGTCGGGAAGAACAGATAGGAGCCCTCCCCGAACGTGCGAGACGTCTGAGTGTTGAGGAATCCGAAGATGCGGTTGGCGATGCTCATTTGTTAGACTCTGAAAAGGGAACGCCCCGGCCCGGACGTGCCGGGTTCCGGGGCGCTCTTGCTGCAAGGCAATGGTCAGGCAGCCCGCCCCCGCTTCCCGGACACCCCGGAGGATGGCTGGACGTCGGGGTGAGCGGGGGGGGCGGTGTCCTCAACAACAGGGGCGGCTTCCTCAACTACCGAGGATTCCTCGGCAGTTGGCTCAACAGGATGCGGGTCGCTGTACGGCAGGGGCGTCTTGCGACGTTTCCGAACTGCCATCGGGTTGCGGATGACGTCGAAGACAAGCGCATTACTCGCCTCCATGGCCGCTTCCGCCTCTGCCGAGTCCCGCCCCGCGTAAACGGGGAAGGGCTTCGACGTGCGGGAGTCTTGGTGGTATCCGACGACAACGATAAGGCGCATGGTAACAGGTGGTGCGGTTGGATTGCCTCAGGCTTACGACGTGGAGACCAAGTGGCCGCCGTAGTCGGTGAACGACCCGATGGCGTTCGTGTTGAGCTGGCGGCCCGCTTGGCGTCCCCAGAGGAGGAGCGGCATCCAAGTGAGGTTCCCGGTTCCGGCGTCTTGGTATTTGACGGCGCTCATGGAAATGCCGCTATCAGGATCGGTGACGGTGTCGAAAGCCATCACCCGCGGGATGCCGAGGGATTCAGCCATGGCTTCCTGTCCAGCGTGGTCTTCAGGGCCGGCGAGGAAGCAGATCCCCGTGGCGTCGGTAGCGAAGGCGGAAATGTTTTCCGTCGGCGTGAGGACGACGCTGGAAGCGTCCAGTGTGACGTCGATGCGCGTTCCGGCGAGGGCGTTTGCCAGCGTGCTGGCAATAAAGCCGTTGTTGGCGTCCGTGCGGATGAAGAAATACGCCGTGCCGGCCGTGAGTCCGGTGCCGCCCGTGAGAGATGTGAGGATCACCCGTTGACCAGTCACCAAGCCGTGCGCCGTCTTGGCGTAGACGTCGGAGGAGGCCGTGATTGCGCCGCCCGTGATGGCGGTGCCGTTATTGGTTGGCAGGCTTGGATATTCCTGAATAAGGCGGAACCCGTGGACGCGCTCCCAGCTCCGATAACCTTCCTCACCTTGAAGCTGTCCGGCGAAGTCCTTCGACCCCAACCGGGAATCCGCCGCTAGTGCGGAGGCGACGGCGGAGTTGCAGAACATCACCCGGCCCCGCGGATTCGCGCCGACGTTGTTCATCGAAGAGGTCACAAGGGCAAGCATGTCCACGTCAGAGTCAGCCGCGGCAATCACAGTCCGCTGGCTGAAGAACTCGGCGCGAGCAGTTGCAAGGAGGTCGTCCACCATCGTCTTCGCCAGCGAGTAACCGGCGGCGCGGATGACTTCGTCATATTCGAACTTGTCATCCTGAATGGCGAGCAGGTTTTCCCAGAAGAGCCGGGTGCCGAAACGACGGTCAACCGTGACTGGGATGTCGTACAGAAGGTCGCGGGCGTTGTTGCCGCTGACGGCGTAAGTGCTGGTCACAGCCTGCGTGGTAGCGACCCCGGCGACGTGCGCGGTGTATGGCTTATTGAACCGCAGGGGGCTCTGGCTGAAGTTGCGGCCCAGCAGATTAACGGCGGGAATGGACTGGCGAAACGCTCGCACAACGTCGAGCAGGATCTCAGGAGAAGAGAGAGTTGGCATGATGAAAACGCGTTAGAGTGGCGGTTGGTGCGGTGTTGGTGGCGGTCAGTTGGCGGAGCGGAGTTTCTTGGCTTCTGCGGCGAGGCGGCCGAGTTCTTTCGGGTCTTTGGTGTTGGCGATCTGCTCGCGGAGTTCGTCCAGCTTGCTTTCAGGGCCGCTGGATTGAGCGGGAGCGGTCGGGACGGCGGCGGTGGGGATTCCGATGGTGCGAACAGCGGCGGCTACGCCCGTTCCGACAGCATCACCGAAGGCGGCGGCTGGATTGGTGGCGACTGCGGACGGGTCGCTGTGGCCGTTATCGACCAGCCATGCACCGATCTGCTGAAGCATCTCGGTCTGTTCGGTAACGGTGGCTTGAAGCTGGGAAATCGTGGCATCCCGGGCGCTGAGGGATTGCGTCAGGGTCTCAATCTGAGATTGGAGGCTGGCGGTGTTCTCTGCTGCACGCTGACGCCCGGAGGCGAAAGCGGCGACCCGTTGAAGGATCGACAGGTTCACCGGCTCGTCTTCCTTCCGCGCTACGGGAGCGGGAGTCTGCGCACCCGGAGCGGGTGGAGGATTCTGCGCGGGCGTCTGCGCGGAGACTCCCGGAACGATAGGCGCGGCAGGGTCGGCATAAGCGGGGCCGGACCAGAAAAGCGCGGCAGCGGCGAGGGCGAAAAGGCGGGATTTCATGCGGTGGGCGTTGTGATAGCGATTGGCTTCACAAACCACCGGGCACGTCAAAGCCCGAGGGCCGTGGCGAGGAACTCGGCGAACGTGACGAAGGCGGTGCTGTCAGTGATGCCGGCGGGAGCCAGCCTGGCTTCCCATGCCTGCCCGTGCATAGCGGCGGGGGCGACCCCGCGGCGTGCGCTCATCCAGTTCTTGAACTCGTCAGAGTAGGACTGCACCATGTCCTTCATGTGGGTATCATGCGCCTCGGTGATTGGCCCGCGCCCGAGGTCTTTCAGCGTGCTGTCTGCCGTGTAGACGCGGGTGGAGATGCCGAACTTCTCCTTCATCCCGCTGTAATCCGTGAGGGCGGCGATGGTGCCGATACTGCCGACGTATGCACCGGGGGCGGCGTGAAACGACTGCGTTGCGGCCGCCAAGTACATCCCCGCCGATGCGTTCAGCCGCTGGGCGTAACTCATCACGGAGAGGTCCGGACGTTGTTCCTGCAATGAAAGGAGCGCATCGGCCGCGCTCCGCAGCCCGAGAACGCTGCCCCCTGGCGTGTCCATCTGAAGGACGAGGCCGGTGATCGTGCTGTCAGCCGCAACGGCAGCCACGGCGGAATGGATGCGGTCAAGGTTGTACAGCCCATAGTATTCCTCCTGCACGGCAGACGCGCCGGACACGATGACTCCGCGGACTGGCAGGATGGCGATGGCTGAGGTCGGCCCGCGGACGACGTATAGGGCGTTCGGGTCGGTGTTTGGATCCGCAGCCGACTGCACCGCGGCCTGAAGCCGCACCCGTCCCGCCGCGTACTCCTGAAGTAGGGCGGCGGTGTCGAGCGCCACCGGGAACTGAAGGTATGAGGCGAGCCCCGCCGCGGTAATCAAAGAGTCGAGAGAGAGATTTTGAGGGAGCATTGTGGGAAATCTTGTGAAATTCTTGTGGCACTTCGCAGCACCTATCAGGGCGCGCTCGGATCAGCCGCGGGAGCCGGTTCCGGCGGTGGCTGGTCTTGGAAAAAGAGGTGAGGCGGCACCCCTTGGCGCTCGCACTCCGCCATGGCTTCCCGCAGTTCCGTCACACGCTGACGCACCTCCTGTTTCCACTGCTGCCCCTGCTCCCCGTACTCCGTCTTCCAGTTAGTGAGTCCAGACTTGAGGCGTCGGTCTTGCGCTGCGGCATCCCGTCCGGCGTCGATGGTGACGGCGCGTGGGTAGTTGACGGTGTGCCGCCACCACTTCGGGTCTTTCGGCCGCGGCACCTGCTTTGTGCGGATTGCCCACTCCACCCGCCGCACATAATCGACGGTCAGAAACTTAACTTGCTGGTCTAACCAATACTCCCGCCACTCCTGCGCCTGCTGAAGGACGAACCGGACTCCCGGCCCCGTCAGCTTGTCGAGCATGAACAACAGCTCGACGGGAACGCCAAGCCCCATCGCAATCTGCTGATAGATGTCCTCTTTCAACGCCGCCTGCGCGGGGAAGTCGCGCCCGTCGCTGATCGTCTTGATCTTCGCCCCCGCTGGCATGTTCATCACCTCGCCGTTGTCGAAAACCTGATTGATGTTCCGCGGAATGTTAGACGGCGCGGAAGTGCTGGCGGTCGTCTGCGTGCCTCGGTCGGCCAGATTCTCCCTCACCATCTTCCCGGACACTGGCGGGAGGTCGCCCGTACTGGCGGCGTTGTCCCGCTCGATGGCAAAACCCACAAGGCCGTGAACCTTGAGGATTTTTCGCACGTCGTTGTCGATCTCCCGGTAGTCGAGGAGCTGAGGGATGGCGTGAATCAGCGAGGGTGTCCCCCGCGTGCTGCTGTGAGTCTCGAAGTTGGCGAAGAGATGCGCCATGGAGGCCGGTACGCTCTGCCCCGGCCCTTCGGTCGTGAGCCAGTCCGCTTCCGTGCGGATGTGGTAGGCTTGGTGAACGTAGTGCGGCCCGAGTTTCACGCCGTCCGCCCATTCCCCGGGCTTTCCGTCTGCCGGGTTGGCGATCAGGGCGCTTTCAACGGAGATGACTGTTGGCGAGCCGTCCGGCGCGGTGGCGTGGATTGCTAGTAAATCACCATCCCGGAAGACGGAAAAGAGGGCGTTGGTGAGGAATCCGCTGGCGGTGAACTTGCCGGAAGCGTCATAGTTCCCCGGGCGCTTCTCATACGTCTCCGTCCACCACTCTAACACGGCATCGTTAAACGCTTCGTCCGCCGTGGCGGGAATCATCCGCACCGCTCCCACCCACCGGGCGAGGTCGCGGGTTGCTTTCCGTGCGGGCGGGATATTCCACGCCGCCCATTGGCTGCGCTTCCGGGCTTCCCTCAGCGTCAGCTCCCGCAGTTGGGTCTTTCCAGTCAGGTTGGGGAAATAGACGTAGCCGCGGGATGTGCTATGGTCTGCCGCGGCGATGCCGGTGATGTACGCGCCGGGGACGGGAGCCGGTGCGGCGTCGGCTTCCGTCGGGACGCTGGCAACTGCCTTGGCGATGCGGTTTCGGGTGCGGTTTTTCATTCGATGCGGCGGCGGCTGAAATCAACTCCCGCTCCCATCGCGGTCTGTGTCAGGACGGGGTCGTCGCCATCTGCGGAGATGCGCTTGGCGTCGATGGCTGCGGTGGTTTCCGCGATGATCTGGGTGCAGTTCTCGATGGAGATTGAGAAGCTGGAGCCCTCATAACTGCGGGAGACGGTGCCGCCCTCCAGCTTAACCTGAAGCGCGGCCTTCCGAAGGTCGCGGAGGTCTTCAATCGTGAACTCTTCCGCGAGGGCGCGGACGGTGGCGGAGTCTGGGAACATCACTTTCCACCGGGCGCGTCAAAGTTGCGCCCCTAGGCTGCCTTCTTCTCCGCCGCGGCAATCCTTGCGCGGGCAATCTCCACATACTCAGCTTCCCGCTCGCATCCGATGAAGCGGAAGCCTTCGGTAATGGCTGCTTTCCCCGTGCTTCCAGACCCCATGAACGGATCGAGAACGACGCCGCCGGGCGGTGTGACCAGTCGGCAGAGGTAGCGCATAAGGGCAGTGGGTTTGACGGTGGGGTGGTGGTTGCGGGATTGCACCGGCCGCCGTCCGTTTGGTTTTGCGTTGTCGCTTGGCCCTGTCTCTCCGTGGGTTTTGCGAAGGCGAATCTCCAACCCATCGCACCCCTCGTCCCTGTCCGCCTTGCTCGCCTTGGCGCAGTAAAAGAAACGGGCGGCGCTGCCACTGTCGCCACGAGGCTCACTAGGTGAGCGTGCCGCAAACTCACCGAAAGCGTTGGCCGTCTTGCCGCTCGGCTCTGCACCAGTTAGCGCACCTTGTTGTCCCTTGCTCTGCGGAAACAACCCCACCACCTCGTCGGAGCCGTCGTGGATCAGGTTGGCGGGCCAGCGGCCTAAGTCGCCGCTGTTATCTACAAGCCCGGCTTTGCGCTGGACTACATAGGATGTTCCCTCTACCCGTGCATTGTTGAACCTCCCTAATTTTTCGCCAGTCGCTATGCGGCACCCATCAATATTCAGCGCCCCAGTACCGTGCTCCAACACGTTGCCGGCCACAGTGCCCACCAGCGGCTTGCGGGCGACCGTGATAGGCTCAAGCGCGGGCTTCAATGCGGTCCCCCAGCCGTCCAATTCATCCTTCAGGTTGTGGGATTTCGGAAACCCGCTTCCGTATATCCACGCGATCATGTCGCGGATCTCAAAGCCTGCATCCTCAATCCTCACCGCCATCCTGTGCTGTGTCCGCGTCCCTGCAAACGCCAGCAGGTGCCCGCCCGGCTTCAGTACCCGCAGGCATTCCGCCCACACGTCAACGGCTGGAACGTCATAATCCCACCGCTTCCCCATGAAGGAAAGGCCGTAAGGTGGATCAGTAACGACGGAATCCACCGAATTGTCAGGAAGTTCGCGCAACCGCTCAAGGCAGTCACCGTGGAGGAGTGTGATAGGGTCGTTCATATCAAAGCTGCGTGTTTTCGTCCGCCTCCACTGCGTCAATCACGACGAGGGCGTACTTGATGAGGTCGGCCTTGTCGTTCGGGAGCCGTTCGTTCCGCTTCCTCCACCGCAGCTCCCGGATGTTCCCTTTATCCGGCTTCGTGTGGTAATGCTCCATGTTCCCGATTTCCGTCAGCACCTCTTCGGAGGTATCAACAGGCAGGTTGACGGTCGGACGGGTCGATTTCCCATCCGCTGCCTTGGCGATCCTCTCCAGATGCAGTTCATGCTCCCAGTGATCCGCCTTGATCTGGATGATGCGGAGCGTGCAGGCTGCCCCGTACTTGTCCCGGGCGGGAAATTCCTTCACCCACCGGGCTTTCACCCGCGCCATCCGGTCCTTAATTGCGTCCTTCCCGCGGATGCCCACCCATCGGATGCCGGCGGCTCCCGTGCTGCCGCCCTCCCCTGCCAGAAACTCATGCACAAGGTCCGCCCTGTACCCGGTGTCCACGCACACCACCGCCACCGTCCACGGATTATCCGGGTCGTCCCTGTCGGTGAACTTGCGGTCTTCGACGACGTCGGGCAGGTCTGACAACTCCGGCACTGAGCCCCAGTCGAGAATCCACAACGATCCGTCCCAGCCCGCCGCCCATATCATCCACTCCACGCTCCCAATTTCCCCGGATGCGTTCCCCTGCCCGCGCTGCACGTCCGCCGTCATGCCCAGAAACCGGATGTCCGCTGCATTGAGCGGGATTTTGAGCCGAGGCTTCCCGTCCCACTCCAGCCGGCGATACCCACGCTTGAGCTTCGCCACCGGCGCGACTGCCGCACGCCTGATCTTGTAGCGCGAAAACGGGATGCCGAGGATGTCGGTATAAAACGCCTTCATCGTCCCCTCTCCACCGGATTCCGTCGCCTTTATGAATTCGTTAGCGATGGCTCCCCACCTCCGGCTGGCAAACGCCATATTGAGGAACGCGCCACCCTGAAGCGATCGGTGCCCGACGTCCGGCGAAAGGTTTGTCGCCACGTACCGACGCCGCGCAATCATCCCGGGCTTCATGTCCTCAGTGATCGGCGGGCACTCGTCGCTGGCTTCGCATTGATAGAACGTCTCCCCATCCACCCGCGACTTGTTCCACACCGATTGCGTCCCCTTGTCGCTCGTCTCCACGTCCTCCTTGCAGTGTCCGAACCGAAGCTGGTCCATCTTCAATTCCTGATAGTGGCCGCAGTGCGGACACGGCACCTCCACCCGTTCCTGCGTCCCCCGAAGGTAGGACGCATGCACCACCGTTTCCTTCGTCACCACGGGAAGCAGCTTCCCGGACAACGGATGTTCCTCGTACTCCAGCGCATTGTCAGGAGTGGAGAACGCCAGCAACTTCCCTTCGTCGTCCGCCGTAATCCGTCCCTCAAGCAGTTTCAACGACGGCATCTCGTTGATCAGGTCATGCTTCGCCACTTCATCAGCGATTGTCAGGGAGGCGGGCTTGCTGATAAACTCACTAGCCGATTGGCCGCCCCCGAGGTACAGTGTCCCGCCGCGGTTGTACCGCAGCGCAAGGGCCGTCGTCCTCTTCTCGTCCTTCGTCGCGGCGAGTTCCGGGTAGGCGTCGAGGATCGGTTCCAGCCGGTCGCGTGCGAAGTCCCTCGCCTGCTGCCTGCAATCGGTCACCAGAATAGCGTTGCCTCCCCGGAAGTTGATCCACCAGGCGAGCGCGTGCATGGCAATCGTGCTGAGGCCGCTTTGGGAGTCCTTCAGCACCGTCGCTACCCGATTTTTTACCCGTCTGATTGAGCCATCGGAGAAGAGGACGTCGGCTTCCGACTCCTTCAGGAACTCAAACACCCAGTCCGCCAGCACGGCGAACTTGCTGAACTCCCACGTCTGCCCAGCCGCCGCCGCCATCCGGTTGTGATTGGCCGGCACGGGCAGCTTGTGGCCCTCCACCCACTCCCGAATCCCCGGCTCCGGCTCGAAAAGCGGCATCCCGCGGATGATCTCAATCCACTGCCCGACCATCTGAAGGTTCAGGTGCCGCCGGTCGCTCATGCGGCGAGGAGTTGAGCCACGTTTTCGGGGGCGCGTTTCCACGCCCTGCGGACGGCGTCCTTCACCTTGTCGGCGGGGAAATCAGCCACCAGCTCCCGCACAACCGCCTGCATCAGGGCGGTGAAGAAGGCCGGGAGCGCCGTGTTCACTTCCGACGGGTCGAGGATGTCGCGGCTTTTTTCCAGCCGCTGCCGGGTCTGCACCACCAGTTCAGACATTTCCGCCCAGCGTGCCCGGTGGACGTCCAGCTCAGAGTCCGTGCCGCCCCGTGACAGCACCTCCACATACCGCCGGTGCAGGCGTGCTTCCTCGTCCTCCAGTGCCTCCAGCCTCCGCTTCGGCGTCAGCACCTCCAGCGGCCCCGACGGGCTGGCTGGCGGGGGCGGTTGAGCGGCTGGACGGCTCACGGGGGCGGCGGGCGTCTGGGTCGTCACGCTGTACTTCGCCGCGGCCTGCGTCAGCACCGACGGGCAGACGTGCGTGATATGCCCCGCCCGCCTCATCTGGCCGTACCACTCCACCATTGCCACCGGATCTCCCAGCGGTGCGGGCGTCCCGACCTCCTTCCCCAGCCGCTGCCATCGCTGGAGCTGCTTGAGGATGCCCGGCGACCGCTCTGCCGCATACAGCGGCCAAAAAGCAGCCGACTTACGGCCGGAATCGGGTGGGGGTGGGGAATTGGCGGGCTCCACACCTCCCACCGGGCATGGCAAACCTAAATGGACAGAAAACGGACAAAAGTCCGGCGCGCATTTTGATTGCGGCCTTCGGGCAACTCGCAACGCCATTTCCTAACAAAAAAGATTCCTTACCCCCACCGGAACCCCTTGATTTTCAACAGGTTCCACGCCCTAGCAATTTCTGCCTGCTTGCCCTCCCCCCCGCCGCCCGTGCCGGGGCCAGCCCCTCTACAGCCCGCATCCCTGCGGCCTGTGTGATCCGTAGCTTGCGGACCCGCACCGCCTCCCGGCTCACCCCGAGTATGCGGGCCAGCTCGGCGTTATCGCGGATTCCTGAGCCATCGGCCCCGAGGGCTGCACTCATGACCGCGGCGAGGCGGGCGGCGAGCTCGCGCACGTCCAGCTCCCGACAGTCAGACTCCCGGCGCTGGATCTCCAGCCTGTCGCCGCAACGGCGACGGCGTCCGAAAGCCTCCTCCCTCCGCAGATACGCCCGACATTCGGGGAACACCGCCAGCACCGCACCCGCACCATCCCGTACCACCACCGCCTGCATGAGCCACCGCACCTCCTCTCCCCCCGGCAGCGTGGCGCTGCCTGCGCCAGACACAGTCTCCCATGTTTCTCCCTCCGCCAGCCTCCACCAACGGAGGTATCGCCAGCGCCATCGAGCCTTGAGCATCCCCGCCCTCAGGTACTCGACGACCCGGAGGGCGTTGGCCCGGTCGGTGAGTACGGGGTCGGCAGGGGATACTCCTGCCCATCTCTCATCCGTCAGTGTCTCCAGCGATTGCGCCCCCACACTCCGCTCCCCCTGGGCTCTGCGGTCGAAGGCTGCGGCGCGTTTGACGGCGAGGCGCTGCTTGTCGTACCACTGGGAGACGAGCCGGGGGAGTTGGCTGACGACC